AACTTTCTGGAATAGGAGTAACTGCAACAGCAAATACATCTCTTGTATCAGGTGCCATTCAGAAAATAACTGTTATTAATGGTGGATATAGATATTCTTCAGTACCAACTGTTAATATTTCTGCACCCCTTTCTGGAAAAAAGGCAAGATTTGTTGGTGTGATGACAAGTAGAACTGCTTTACTTTCATCTCAAAGTTTAGGTACGATATACATAGAAGATCCTGGATATGGATACAATCCAAACAGCACGCCAATAGTTTCTATTGTTGGAGGTGGTGGATACAATGCAAGTGCAACAGTTGGTATAGCAACAACAGGAAGTATTGGTCCAATTTTTCTTTCTAATATTGGTCAAGGATATGTTACTGAACCTGTTGTAACAATATCTGGTCCTGTATCTGGAGGAACTACTGCTATTGCCAAAGCATTTTTAAATGGCACTGGAGGCATTTCCACTATTAGAATTGTAAATGCAGGTTATGGATATACACAAACTCCAACCATTACTATCTCTGCAGGAAGTTCTGTATCTACTGGCAACTTCCTGTTTAATGAAATAGTCACAAGCACAGTTTCAGGTGCATCAGGAAGAGTTACAGATTGGGATGCTGAAACTAAACAACTTAAAGTTACTGGTTTTGGAACTAATTTTTCTGTTGGAGATGTAATTGTTGGTGCTGCATCAAGTGCAATCTATGTTGTCTCAAGGGCACCACAATATGATGCAGCAGAAACTTATGACTCATCTGATGATATTCAAGATGAATATGATGATATTGTAGATTTTACAGAAGTCAATCCTTTTGGGGAGATTTAAATTAAATAAATAGAGGTAAAGGAATTTAGTAGAAGTCATGGCTATTGGACCTCAAGGTAGAATAGGACCACAAGGATCAAGAGGACCACAAGGATCAAGAGGACCACAAGGATCAAGAGGACCACAAGGTGCTATTGGACCTCAAGGTAGAATAGGGCCACAAGGTGCTCAAGGTGCACGAGGACCTCAAGGTGCACAAGGTGCAAGAGGACCTCAAGGAGCACAAGGACTACAAGGTGCAGCAGGACTTCCAGGATCAAAAGGTTTAGTAGGTCCTCAAGGTGCACGAGGACCTCAAGGTGCACAAGGATTATCTGGTTCAGGGGGACCACAAGGATCAAGAGGACCACAAGGTACATCAGGTTCTGCAGGAACTCTTGCAAGAACTACAATAACTGGAACAACAGCTTCTATAGCAAATGCTGCTTCTGCAAATATTACATTAACTGGTTTCAAGAGTTACTTGTTATCAAAAATTGCAACAAGTCATGCAGCATGGATTACTTTATATGTTTCTAATGCTGCAAGAACTGCAGATGCTACAAGAGGTGAGCAAGTTGATCCATTACCAGGGTCTGGAGTAATTGCTGAAATTATCACCACTGGAGCAGCAACTGTATTACTTACTCCAGCAACTATTGGATGGAATAATGATGTTCCTCCCAGTACAAGCATTTATGCAAAAGTCGTTAATAGATCTGGAGCTTCTGCTGCAATAACAGTTACATTAACTGCAGTTCAATTAGAATCCTGATATGGAAAAAGAATACGTAGTCACATTAAAAAATTATGATGATTTAGATTCTTTTTATGATGAAATGGAAACACAGGGAAATTGTTTTCCTCATAGAGTTCCAGAAAGAGAAATTGCATGTGTTAATAAAAGACCTATTAGTAGAAATACACATTACTTATTGACTGACGAAGAAGCAGAAACTTTGAGAAAGGATAGAAGAGTTCTTGCAGTAGAACTTCTTCCATCAGAACTTGGATTAGTACCTACTCCATATCGAACTCAATCTGCAACTTTTCAAAAAAGTTCTACAATTACGAGCACTGAAAAAAATTGGGGATTGCGTAGATGTATTGGAGCACTTGGACAACCATTAAGTATTAATAAATGGGCATTTCCTGTTCCTACTGGAGGATCTAGCACATCATTTGCAACTATAAAAACTACAAGTTCTGGAAAAAATGTAGATGTAGTCATTGTAGATTCTCACATTAATCCCCTTCATCCAGAGTTTGCTGTAAATGTTGATGGTACTGGAGGAACTAGAGTCAATCAATTTAATTGGTTCCAATACAGTTCTGCACTAGGTTATACAAGTAGTGGTTCTTACAGCTATGCAAATGTATCTTCCAATCATGGAACTCATGTTGCAGGAACTGTAGCAGGAAACACACAAGGTTGGGCAGGAGATGCAAATATTTACAATATGGAATTTGATTATGCTGGGGCAGTTTCAGGAGCTCCAGCTGCTGGTCAAATTACAACAACTGATTGGCCTTTATATATTTTTGATTACTTGCGTTATTTTCATAAAAATAAACCAATTAATGCCACAACAGGAAGAAGAAATCCAACAATTACTAATCACAGTTGGGGATATATGATAACAACTCCTATTAATTTAAGTAGCATTTCCTCTGTAACTTATAGAGGAGTGACTAAAACTGTTACTGGAACTAATCCTCAAAGAAAGACAACATTAGAAGCAAATGGAGTTCCAGTTCCAACAGGAACATCTCTCCTTAATACTCCTCAAAGATATCCAGCTTTGGATGCAGATATTCAAGATGCCATAAATGATGGTGTGGTAGTTATTGGGGCAGCAGGAAACAGTCGTTGGAAAATTGATGTTCCTGGAGGAACTGATTATAATAATAGTGTTACAACAACCGGAGGTTCTATAATTTATCATTCTCAAGGAAGCTCTCCAGGGGCTGCTAATAATGTAATTTGTGTAGGATCACTGGGAACTGATCCAGATTTAGAACAAAAATCAGATTTTAGTAATTGTGGACCAAGAGTTAATGTATATGCACCTGGATCTAATATAATTTCATCAGTTTATAATTCATCAGCAGCATCTGAATTTAGTATTACATTAGCAAATGATCCCAGAAATGCTTCTTTTAGGATAGGATCTATTTCAGGAACCAGCATGGCTAGTCCTCAAGTTGCTGGTGCTATAGCATGTTTAGCAGAGCAATATCCAAGAATTAATAATTCATTTGTTTTGAAATATTTGACAGAAAATTCTCAACCAGCAGTTTATCAAGGAGTTGGGATTAACACTTCACCTTACAGAAATACTCAAGGATCTCCAAATAGACTTTTAGTTTATAAAGAAGAAAGATTAATTCCAGAGTCTATAAAATCTTTCACTTTAGATCCATATGGTTCTGTAATAACTCAACCAAGAGATAGATTTAATACAAGAAGCTCATCTACATTAAAATATCCAAGAAGAAACGTTAGTTTTTCTAAAATATCTGAGTAAATTTAATAAATATAAAATAAACAAAAATAATTATGTTTGGGCATTATTTTTATCATAAGTCAATACAGAAAACTGTAACTGCATTTGGCACATTATTCAATAATATCCAAATCAGACATTTTAATGATGCAGGAGAACCTATTTCTGTATTGAAAGTTCCCCTTGCTTATGGTCCAACACAAAAGTTTTTGGCAAGAGTTAATCAGCAACCTGCAGGTGATAGAAAGGTTGCTATTACGCTTCCCAGAATGTCATTTGAAATGACGTCTATTGATTATGATTCTCAAAGAAAATCATCAGTCATACAGACATTTTCTTCTCCAAGAAAAGATGATGGAACTCCTACAAAAGTTTATAATCCAACCCCATACAATATTGGATTTGAACTCAATATTATGGCAAAACTTCAAGATGATGTTCTTCAAATTGTAGAGCAAATCCTTCCATTCTTTCAACCAGCATTTAATGTTACTGTAAGATTAGTTCCTGAAATTAATGAGTCCAGAGATATTCCTGTTGTCCTGAATAGAGTTGGATTTAGAGATGACTATGAAGGTGATTACACTACAAGAAGGATTCTGATTTATACTTTAAGTTTTACTGCAAAAACACATCTGTTTAGTGAAATTCCATCTAATAGTCAAGGACTTATTAAAAAGGTTCAAGTTGATTATGCAACTGATGCATTATTGAGTGCAAGAAGAGAAGTCAGATACACTGCAACACCTAAAGCACTTGAAGATTATAATGAAGATGGCAATATTGATTCTTTAGATGACCCACTCATTCCATTTGGCGATGACTTTGGATTCAACGAAGAGATTATAGATTTCCAAGATTTTAAAGAATATAGTAGCAGTCAGGGAACTGATGTAGATATATAATATATGGATAATAATTTTTCACAGATAGAAAAATCATTAGATATAGAAACAACTATTGTTCCTATATCTAAAAGTGATATTGATTTGAAAAAAATAGAAGAAGTAAATGATCCACAAAAAGATTATGAATACAGTAGAGGACAACTGTATAGTTTAATCTCCAAAGGTCAAGAAGCAGTTGATGGTATATTAGAGATTGCTCAAGAGTCAGGACACCCAAGAGCATTTGAAGTTGCAGGTCAATTAATCAAATCTGTTGCAGATACCACAGATAAGTTGATTGATTTGCAAAAGAAAATGAAAGACCTTGAAGCACCACAAAAAGGTCCAACAACAGTCAATAACTCTTTATTTGTTGGTTCCACAGCAGAACTTTCTAAACTTATAAAACAAGGTCTTCTAAATAATACAGAAGAATAATTATCATAAATGAAAGAAGGAAATTTACATCAGTGGTTTCAAAGTTCCAGTGGTGTAACTAAAACTGGTAAGAAAAAACCAGGGTGGGTTCAATCCGATGGATCTCCTTGTGCTAATGAACCAGGAGAAACAAAAACACCAAAATGCTTTTCAAGTTCAAAATTAGCAAGTATGTCTAAAGGTGAAATTAGATCAGCAGTAAGAAGAAAGAGAGAAAAGGATCCTGGACAACAACAGAAGACAGGTGCAGCAAAACCAACTTATGTTTCAACAGATTCTCCAACTAAAAAAATGAAAAAAGAAGAATTCGTGTCAGAAGAAGACAAAAAGGGTAAGGGTAGTGGTAAGAAAGATGCCTGTTACCATAAAGTAAAAGCAAGGTTCAAAGTTTGGCCTAGTGCCTATGGATCTGGAGCACTTGTTAAGTGTAGAAAAGCAGGTGCTGCAAATTGGGGAAACAAGTCTGAAGAAGTTAGTGTAGAACAGCAATATGAAACAGATACTAAGTACTGTCTCCTCTGCAGAAAGAATGAAACCAGAGCAGAGTGTTCTTATGGTCCAACCATGTGGGACAGATACTCTATTGCTAAAATTCATCCTACAAATGAATCAAAGATTCATGAAGACCACAAAGAGATCGCAAGTGGTAAGAAGAAGGATGAAGAAGGATACATGGCAAGGGTTGAATTTGACCAAATTGAGAGAGCAGTCAATATCTTAAGAAGTAGAATTAAAAAAGGTGACCAACAGATTCCTGCATGGGTTCAGTCAAAGATTACTAGAGCAGCAGATTTTATTGATACTGCAGCAGAATATATGCAAAGTGATGAGGATGTATCAGAAGCATGTTGGACTGGTTATAAGCAAGTTGGAATGAAGAAAAAAGGTAAGAAAATGGTTCCAAATTGTGTACCTGCAAATGAAGATACTTGTAAAACTTTCTCCCAGTTTATGGAACTTGCAGAAGCTAAAAAAAAAGTAAAAATAAGTACAAACAAACCTATTGAATTTAAAATTGCAGATATTGGTCCAGGAGGAAAAGAACATAATGTAAAAACTTCCAAAGGATGGAAAGATATCAAAGAAGTTGCTGCATGGCAAAAGAAGGCAGGCAAGAATCCATCTGGTGGACTTAATGAGAAAGGTAGAAAATCTTATGAAAGGGAAAATCCTGGAAGTGATCTTAAACCACCCCAACCTGGCGGTGGTCCACGTAAAAGATCATTTTGTGCAAGAATGGGAGGAATGCCTGGTCCTATGAAAGATGAAAAAGGTCGTCCAACAAGAAAAGCCTTAGCATTACGTAAGTGGAAGTGTTGATAATTTATGAGCGAAAATATATATCTTGGTAATCCTCTTCTTAAGAAAGCGAATACACCTATTGAATTTTCTCAAGAACAAATTATTGAATTTGTTAAATGTAAAAATGACCCTGTATATTTTTTAAAGAACTATGTTCAGATTGTAACTTTGGACCATGGTTTGCAATTATTCAAACCATATCACTTCCAAGAAAAGTTAGTTAAAAACTTCCATGAACATAGATTCAACATCTGTAAGATGCCTCGTCAGACAGGTAAATCTACAACTGTTGTGTCTTATCTCCTACATTATGCCATCTTTAATGATAATGTAAATATTGCTATTCTTGCAAACAAAGCATCTACTGCAAGAGATTTGTTGTCAAGATTACAAACTGCATACGAAAACCTACCAAAATGGTTACAGCAGGGTATCTTGGCATGGAATAAAGGTTCTATGGAGTTGGAGAATGGGTCAAAGATATTGGCAGCTTCTACATCTGCATCTGCTGTCAGAGGTGGATCCTATAATATCATATTCCTTGATGAATTCGCATTCATTCCAAACCATATTGCAGACCAATTCTTTGCATCTGTTTATCCTACTATTTCTTCTGGTCAAAGCACGAAAGTTATCATAGTTTCTACGCCAAATGGCATGAATCACTTCTATAGGATGTGGCATGATGCTGAACGTGAAAGAAACTCTTACGTTCCAACTGATGTTCATTGGTCAGAAGTTCCAGGTAGAGATGATCTGTGGAAGAAACAAACTATTGAGAATACATCAGAGCAACAGTTCAAGACAGAATTTGAGTGCGAATTTTTAGGTTCTGTTGATACTCTGATTGCACCAAGCAAACTCAAAAGTTTAGTGTATGATGACCCCATCAAAAGAAGTAAAGGTCTTGATGTTTATTATGAACCTCAAGAACATCATGATTACTTGATTACTGTTGATGTGGCACGTGGTGTTGGTAATGACTACTCTGCATTTGTAGTTGTAGACATTACAACATTTCCACACAATATTGTAGGTAAGTATAGAAATAATGAAATCAAACCTATGCTATTTCCAAGTGTAATTGTGGATGTAGCAAAGGCATACAATAATGCATTTATACTTTGTGAAGTCAATGATGTTGGAGACCAAGTAGCAGCAATTATTCAATATGACTTGGAGTATCAAAACTTACTCATGTGTTCTATGCGTGGTAGAGCAGGACAGATTGTAGGTCAAGGATTCTCTGGTAAGAAAACGCAACTTGGTCTTAAAATGTCTAAGACAGTTAAGAAAGTTGGTTGCCTCAATCTTAAAACTATGATTGAGGAAGACAAACTTATCTTTAATGACTATGAAATCATCAGTGAATTGACTACCTTTATCCAAAAACACAACTCCTTTGAAGCAGAAGAAGGTTGTAATGATGACTTGGCTATGTGTCTTGTAATCTATGCATGGTTAGTGGCACAAGATTACTTCAAAGAACTTACTGAACAAGATGTTAGAAAAAGATTATATGAAGAACAGAAGAATCAAATTGAACAAGACATGTCACCATTTGGATTTATTTTAACAGGATTTGAAGACAAAGCAGAAGTTGATGTAGATGGAGACCTATGGCACCTTGATGAATATGGAGATAGGTCTCATGAATTCTCTTATATGTGGGAATATAGGTAATGGATATAGAAAATCTTTTTACCTTAGACCATTTATTATTTTCTACCAGAAAATGTAGATGTTGTGGAAAGGAGAAAGATTTGCTAAATGATTTTTATCAAACCAGAAAGGATAGGGGGAAGTATGCATCATCCTATGCTTATGAATGTAAATCATGTACTATAAAAAGAATTATTCAAAAACGAAAACAAAACCTTATGTCTATTGAGTGGTGCTATCCAGATTGGTAATGTTCATGCATTGTTTCCCCAATGAAAAAGTCGCAAATTATAAATACTTGTAGATCAAAATGAAGCATTTAGAGGAGTTAAAATGGCGTTAAGCTTAGCATCTCCAGGGGTCAAAGTCAGAGAAGTTGATTTAACAAGAGGTGGAGTAACAAATACGACATCTTTATCAGCAGGAATTGCAGCACCTTTTGCAAAAGGTCCAGTCAATCAAGTAGTTACTATTGCTAATGAAAATGAGTTAGTAACTGTTTTTGGTAAACCATCTTTAGATAGTTATCACTATGAGTCATGGTATTCAGCATCTAACTTCCTTGCATATGGCGGAAGTTTAAAGGTTGTTAGATGTGCTGGTTCATACCTCAAAAACTCAAATGCTGGTGTTGGTATAGCATCAACAGCAGTAACTGTTAATAACTTTGATGCATACCAAGCATCAACTCCAACTTCATACTACTGGGCAGCAAAAAACCCTGGGCACTGGGCAGAAGGTCTTAAAGTATGTGTTATTGACAACTTTGCAGATCAAATTATTGAAGTAAATGATATTACTGATTTTGCAGTTGGGTATGGTGTAACTCAACCATTATCTGGTGTTATTGCTGGAGTTGGAATTACTGCCACAGCATCTGGATACCTTAAAGGTATTATTACAGGTATTGGAATAACTTCTGGACTCCCATCTTCTTCTCACATAGCAGTTAAAGTTCTTTCCTCTGTAAGTGGAGCAACAGAAACTGCAAGAGAGTACACTGAACAGGGAGTTTATGCATTTAAAGCATCTGATGAATTGGGATTACACATGCCAGGTGATCCTGATGTTGGTACTCCATCAGCAATTACAACCACAGAATCAGTATCTGACTGGTATAATTCTCAAAATATTTTAGATACTGCCAAGGGCGATTCTACTACACTTTCTTGGAGAAGCGTTGCCCCTAAACCAAGAACTAATGGTTATGTAACAGAAAGAGGTGGTGGAAATGATGCCTTCCATGTAGTTGTTGTAGATAGCAAAAAAGTTGGTAATGTATCAGGAACTCCACAAGCACTGCTTGAAAAGTTCTTAAACCTTTCAAAGGCAGTTGATACTAAAATTTCACCATCTCAGAATGTTTATTACAAAGATTATCTTGCATACAATT